CAGCTTGGCGTGATCGGCGCGGAACGGTCGCCATATAAGGCCGAGAAGCAGCGGCAGGCCGCCGGCAGCAGCATCATCCGCGAAGCTCTCCGCCGCGGAGCGGCGCACTTGGGCTACCTGCGGCTGCCAGCGTTCTCGCCCGAGTGGTCATGGCGCGTCACCACAGAGGTAGCAAGGTGACCACCAGCGGAGCGACGGCGGGAGAGGCCCCATCTCGCGGTCATCATGACAAGATCGACGCCGCTGTTGCCAAGGTGCGCGCCAACGGGCTGCTCCGCGCCGGCATGCGCACCGGCGAGCGCGACGACATCGTGCTCATGCAGCTTGTCGCCGACGGCTGGACGGGCAACCACCTGCCGACGCGCTTTTCGATCCGGCGGTACTTCCAGCGGATAGCCGGGCGGCAATCGCACCAATCGCACGGGGACACAGCCCAGCGTTTCAGCCATCCATGAAACGGCTCGGCTTGAAACGCATCTCGCGACATGGAAACGCCTGCAACAGAAACGGATAGGAATGCAGCAGCCGAGCACGCGGCTCGCCCCTGCGCCTATGCCGATTGTGCCAAGCTCTTCACACCTACCCGGGCCGATGCCCGCTTCTGCTCACCAGGCTGTCGCCTCAAGGCCCACCGAGCACAGCAGAAGGCGCCAGCGCCCCAGACCACGCCCAACACCACCAACGGCTCCAACGTCATCAGGATCGACGACAAACACCCCCGCAAAGAAACCAAGGCAGAGAGACGCGCTCACCTCCAGGAGCTGAAGGCCCAAGCCGATCAGGCAGCGAGAGAACCAGCGAAACGCAAGGTCGGTGCTCCGACCATCTACACGGAGGCTCTCGCGCGAGAAATCTGCGAGCGCGTTGCGCTCCGCGAGTCCTTGGCCACCATCTGCCGCGACGACCACATGCCGTGTGAACGGCAGGTCTATCTGTGGCAGAAAAAGCACCCCGAGTTCGCACAGGAACTCGCCCGCGCGCGTGCGGACAGGGCGGCGGCGCGGGCCGACCGCATCGACGAGCTGGTCGACATGCTGACCGCCGGCAAGCTCGCACCGGACGCGGCTAGGGTCGCGATCCAGGCCGAGCAATGGCAGGCCGGCAAGGAGCAGCCCGCGGTCTACTCGGACAGGGCACAGGTCGACATCACCTCGGCCGGCAAGCCGCTGGCCTCCGCCTCGGACCTCGACATCGCGAAGGCGCTGGCTCACGCGCTGGCCGCGCGCGCTCTGCCGGCGCCGGAGGCGATCGACGTGGAGGTGGTGCCGGTGCCCGCGCACGCGCAGGCCGAGCCCGACCCCTACGCCGAGCCAGGCGATGACGACCTGTGGGGGCGGCCGTGATGCTCATGCAACAGAGAAATATCCAACTCTTTACAGAGCAAGCATTGTGTAAAGAGTGCAAATCAGCTACGTCAGAAGCCATCGGCATTTGCGAGGGGGCATTCGATGGCGGCCAACGGGCGAAAGGTAAAGAGTGCTGCGCCGGAGACGACGGACGGGCACGAGCGGGGCAAGGACTTCCTGAACGAGGCCGAGGTGCAGCAGCTCCTCGACGCGGCCAAGAAGGGGCGGCACGGGGCACGCGACCACGCCATGCTGCTCCTGACCTACCGGCATGGCCTCCGTGTCAGCGAGGCCACCAGCATGCGTCTGAGCCAGCTCGACCTCAAGCTGTCCCGGCTGGCGGTCAACAGGCTCAAGGGCTCGCTCTCGACCGAGCAGCCGGTTGCCGGCGACACGCTCCGGGCGATCAAGCGCTACTTGGCCACCCGCAAGGACGCCTTGCCCTGGCTCTTCGTGAGCGAGCGCGGCGGGCAGATGACGAGGCAGGCGGTGAACTACCTCATCGCCCAGGCCGGCGAGCGGGCCGGGCTCGGCTGGGTGCATCCGCACATGCTGAGACACAGCTGCGGGTACCGGCTGGCGAACAAGAGGACCGACCCGCGCGTGATGCAGGATCTCCTCGGGCACCGCGACCCCAAGCACACGGCGCACTACACCAGGATCGCTGCGGCTCGCTTCGAGGGCTTGACGTAGGCCCGACGCTCTCGACGGCCTCCACCACCCTGGAGGCCGCGTGAGCACACCCGACGATCTCCTCCGGCTGATCATCGCCCTTGCCGAGGCCGCGGGCACCACGCCCGGCGAGATGCGCGCCCGCCTGGCCGGCATGCCGCTCGACGAGATGGCTGCCATGATCGCCAGGCTGCCGCCGAACATCAAGACCGGGCTCACGAACCTGCCGAGCCTGGCCGCGCTCCTCGGGCCCGGCAAATGGACGCCGTCGCCCGGCCCTCAGACGATGGCCTACGAGAGCCTGGCCGACGTGCTCGGCTACGGCGGCGAGCCTGGCGGAGGCAAATCCCAGTTGCTCCTCGGCCTGGCCTTCACGCGACACAAGCGCTCCTTCGTCATGCGTCGGCAGTACGCCGACTTGTCGGCCCTGATCGAGGACGCCATCAAGATCCACGGCAGCCGCGATGGCTTCAACGCCTCGCCGCCTCCGCGCCTGCGGCTCGCCGAGGACCGCGTCATCCACTTCCGTGCCGCGCACCTCGTCGGCGACGAGCAGGGCACCATGGGTCAGGCCCGTGACCTGCTGGCGATCGACGAGGCGACCCAGTTCGCGGAGTCGCAGGTCAGGTTCTTGATGGGATGGGTTCGCAGCGAGGACCCGGAGCAGCGGTGCCGCACCGTGCTCGCCACGAACCCGCCGCTGTCGGCCGAGGGGCTGTGGTTCGTGAAGATGTTCGCGCCCTGGCTCGACCCCGGCTTCCGCGACAAGGCCGGTCCGGGCGAGTTGAGGTGGGTTGTCACCGACGCCGAGGGCCACGACGAATGGGTCGCCGGCCCCGATGATGTCCGCGTCGTGAACGGCCAGCTGATGAAGCCGACGAGCAGGACGTTCATCCCGGCCAAGCTCAGCGACAACCCGTACCTGGTTCGCACCGGCTACCAGGCGACCATCGACGCGCTGCCCGAGCCCTTCCGCTCGCTGCTGCTGGGCGGCTTCAGGACCGCGTTCAAGGACCAGGACCACCAAGTCATTCCGACCGCCTGGGTCAAGGCCGCCATGGCGCGGTGGAAGCCCGACGGCTGGAAGCAGTACGAGATGACCGCCATGGCGCTCGACCCGGCCGGCGGTGGCGACGACCCGGCTGCGCTCGCGATGCGGCACGGGCCCTGGTTCGCGCCGTTGGTGACGCTGAAAGGTGAAGCCACCCGCGACGGCGCGCAGATGGCGGCGACGGTGCTGGTGCATCGGCGCGCGAATGCGGCGCTGGTGGTTGACATGGGCGGCGGCTTCGGCACCGACGTGACCTCGCGCCTGAGCGAGAACGGCATCGGCTTCGTGGCATTCAACGGTGCCAACTCGTCGAGCGGCACGTCGATGGGCGGGCTGAAATTCTACAACGCCCGCGCCGAGGCGTGGTGGCGCTTCCGCGAGGAGCTGAACCCCGACCGCGAGGGCGGCTCGGAGATTGCGCTGCCGGACGATCCGGAGCTGCTTGCCGATCTCACGGCACCGACCTTCGAGGTGCGGACCGGCGGCATCCTGATCGAGGCCAAGGAGGCCATCCGCAAGCGCTTGGGCAGGAGTACGAACAAGGGCGATGCGGTGGTCATGGCCTTGCAGCCTGGCAACCGGGCTGTGGAGCGCGCGCTTCGCAGCAACAGGCCGCCGCCGAGGGTGCTGCTGTCGCCCGGCGCGGCGCGGCAGCTCGGCACCGGCCAAAGCCACGTGGGCAGCGGCGGCTGGGGCAAGCCGAGCTTCGACGGATCGTACTCGATCCCATCGGGCAACCGCGACATGTCGCCAGCGCGACGGCGACAGCTCGGGATCAGCGGTTCGCTCTACGGCAGCGGCTCGATCTTCGACCCGCCGGAGGATAAATAGATGGCCAGCGACGAGAAGGCGAAGGGCAAGCCGGAAGTGCTACCGAACGGCGCGGTGCTCTACTGGGTGCCGCACCCATGGGAGCGCTGGTCGATCACGAGCGCCGCAGGGGAGTATCAGGGCTTACGCCCAACCTACGAAGCGGCGCGCGCCTTCGCACTCACGCTGCCAGGCGAGCCATATGCGCCACCGCAGGAGCCCACCCTAAGCAGGAGCCCGAGGGCAGCGTTCCCGCAAGAGCCGGGGCGCATCCCGCCGGGCGCGCCACGCGAGGAGCGGAGAGACTTCAACTTCGCCGCGCCGCCCCAGGGTGCGCCAGCTATGCCGCAGCGCGATCCGTTTGCCGAGAGCCGGGCGCTGTCGCGGCGGCAGGCGGCAGCGCATGACCGTGTCTACGGGCGCAGGCGCTGAGAGAGAAAGGACGAACACATGACCACGATGATACGGAGTCAAAAGATGGCAGCATCGACAGGAGCCCTCGCGGCAGAGCGCGCGAGGTTGGAGGCGGAGATCGCCAAGCTCAGCGACGGCCTTCCGGCGGAGGCGGCTGCGGTTGTCAACGCTGCGGATGCGCTGATGGCCGAGCACGGCGCCAAGCTCGCTGCATTGAAGGCGGCGCGCGACCGTATCGATCAGGTGTTCGGCGTTCGCCGGCAGGAAGAAGCCGCGGCAGCTGCAGCGGCACACGCGGCTGCGGAGCAGCAGCTGCGGCAGAACCTCATCGACGCGGAGACCGCGCGCATCGCGGCCGTCGAGAAGGCCGAGCAGTCGTGGCGCATCGCCATCGCGGCTACCAACGAGATGATCCAGGCGCACCTGGCGGTCAACAAGGCGGAGGCCGCGGTTGCGCGTGGGACGCGCTTCACCGGAGCTTCGATGATGGCGACGACCGAGTTCATCGAGCGCACGGCGGGCAGGCTGGTGTCTTTGCTGAAGACGCTGAAGTTGCCCGGCGCATTGCCCGGTGCACTGCACCGGATCGGGAGGTCGTTCGAGTTGCCGAACAGCAGTTTGTACCCGGCAGATCAGTCTTGGGTGGAGAAGGAAGTGGCAGCCGCAGCGCCCATGCTGGCGTCGCTGACGGGGCAGGAGGGATAAGACATGGGCTACAACATGCGCGAGACCGGCATCCCTGACAACTTGGGTGGCAGGCTCACCCACGGCCGGCACGTTGAGCGCGCGCCGGTGGAGGCGCCGAGGCCGGCGGAGGAGCAGGACGGCGGCAAGCCGGACAAACCCGAGGCTGGCACCGACCCGCTGTCGCGTCTCGATGCCGACGACGTGAAAACCTGGCGAGAGCAGTTGAAGGCCGGCACCTTTACGCCAGAGGAGCTGCAGCGCTTGCAGGCGCTCAGCGATGCCGAGCTGGAGGCGATCGCGAACCCGCCGAAGCCCCCGTCGAAGGCGAGTGTTGAACGCGAGCTGGCCGAGATCTCCGCGTTGCGCAAGGCGGACAGCCGGGCCTACTGGAAGGACGAGCCGCTGCAGCAGCGCGAGCGGGAGCTGCTCGGCATGCTTGAGGAACTCAAGGCCGCGCCGGCCCAGGCCGAGGGCGATGACGCAGCGGCCGAGAAGGCCGAGCCTGCCGACGAGCTGGCGCAGACGCAGGCCCGGCTGAAGGAGATTCGCGACGCTCGCAGGGCCAACCCACGGTCCGTCACCGAGAAGATGGAGGCCGAGGAGTTGGCGCTGATCGACCGGCGCGAGATCCTCGAAACGGGCGCCCAGGCCATGCCGGCCGAGTTGATCGAGGCGTGGCGTTTGCAGGGCGGCCTGAAGTTCAACATGGAGCGCGCACGCACGGCTGCGGAGGCTATGCTCGCCGACGTTGGCGAGGGGCGCGACGATCTGATGCAGTCCATCGACAGCTTGCCTCCGGGCGCGCTGTCAGCGCTCTACTCGCATCTGGCCCTGGACGCACCAACCACGGCGCGGCCGGCGTCGGCGGCGGCCCTGGAGCAGTTCAGGAACATGGGTGACGAGACTTCGGCCCTCGTGGCGGCTTGGGGCAAGGACGCGGCGCGCCGCTTGGGCGCCGCACAGTCGCGCTTCGGCGCGATGTTGCAGACGATGTCCTCGCCCGCCGACCAGCAGGCCGCACGGGATTGGCTCGATAGCCTCTCGGCTTCGCAGCAGGCGGCGGTGGCGCGAGCGCTGGCAGGGTGACGATGTCCACAGAGCCCCGGCCGACGATCGTCGAGGAGGCGCTCGCCGCAGCCTCCTTGATTGATGCCATCCTGATCGACCCCGAGCACCGCCTCGTCCGGGCCGTCGATCTGCCGACGCTGCCTGGCCACGGGGGACAGATCGATCCCGCGGCGCTGACGGCGCTCCTCGGCAAGCAGATCGAGCTGGTCGAGCTGCTCGATGGCGAGGTGCTGCTCGTCGGCTCGGCTGGCCCGGCCTGGTACATCGGCCTCGACGGGCCGCATCACGGGCCGGGCCTGGTCCTGCGCTACGACAAGGCCGCCGACACCTACAGCGACAGCCACCTCACGCCAGAGCGCGTCGCGAACTGGCTGGAGATCGAAGATGTCGACGAGGACGAAGGAGACAACGATGGGCCTCGACCTGCCGCCCAAGATTCTGCGCCAGCTCGTCAGCGAGGCCCATGACGCGATCGCCCCGCCGCGGGCGGCAGCCGCCGACGCTTACGACAGCTTCCAGGTGCGCCAGCTCGCGGAGATCGTGGAGGCCTGTCGCAGGTGACGGCGCCGGTGGGACACATGGAGATCATCGCCGAGCTGATGTTCTGGCTCGCGCTCTGCGCAGCCGTCGGCATCCTGGCAGCCCGCTACAATCGCGGGCCTGTTGGATGGTTCTTCGCATCGGTGGTGTTTTCGCCGCTGATAGGCGCCGCCTTCCTGCTCGCTCTCGGGCCAGCTAGGGCGCAGCCGGTGCAGGAGAGCGCCAGCAGGCCCGAGGGCACGGTCACTCAGGGCGCGGTCTCCTCGGCGAGGTCGATCTCCACGCGCCCGCCCTTGCTGCCGTCGCCGTCGAGCGGCCAGGCGCGGAAGCCGACCTCCAGCACCGGCACCGCGAACAGGCAGCAACCGGCGTCCTCTGGCTCGCACCTGGCAAGCGCCAGGCGAGCCTCCAGCTCGACGTAGTCCATGGGTAGGTCGTGCTGGTGCGCGGCGAGCTTCGCGCGGTCGGTGAACACCAGCTCGTAGGCCGGCAGCAGCGGCTCGCGCTCGCCCTCGGTCGGGAAGACGCCCATCTCCCAAGTCGCCGCCGCGTGCGGCGAGAGGCACCAGTGGCGTCCGTTGAGCTTGAAATGCAGCAAGACCACCATGTCGTGCTCCTCGCCGGCACCGGCGCAGCGCAGCGGGTCGACCTCGGCCAGCCCTGCGCTGATCAGCTCAACCCTCGCGTACTCGGCGAGGCACTCGGGCGTAGTGAACTCGGCGGCTGCGGCGACGGCCTCCGGCGTCAGCTTGACCTCGAAGCGAGTGGTGGTGGTGGGCATGGCTGCCTCTTCTTTGGACGCGCGCACGTCGAGCCCCGCCGCGCCGTGGTGGCGCTGGCCTGAAGGGCTCGACAAGGTGCTGCGCCGTCAGTCGAGGCAGTCGTGCCGTCGCTGAATGGTCACCTCGGCGCCGTCGGCGATCGCGTCGGCGAGGCGCGTAGCAGTGGCGGCGCGGTCCCGAAACCTGCGGACCCACATCGCGCGCAGCTGGCTGCCTGGGGCGCCATCCGCCGTCCGCGCATCGCGACTAGTGTTCTGACTCATTCATTTGATGCCCGCAGTGACCTGCTCCAGGGCGCGGCGGGCGCGGGCATTCTTGGCGAGGATGGTCTCGGCCTTGGCC